AGTGGTTGCGATCTTCCGAAGCTACCCCTTCTTCTTCAAGCCTATCCAGGACGGTACCACGAACCCGCGTATGGAGCTGGCGTTTCGCGAGCCATCAAAGCGTATCACGAAGAACAACAAGACCTCACAGAGAGGAGACGCCCTCAACAGCGTCATCAACTGGAAGAACACCACGAACAATGCATACGATGGTGAGAAGCTACATATGTTGTATTTGGATGAGGCTGGCAAATGGGAGAAGCCTACCGATATCCGAGAGGCATGGCGTATCGAGCGTACATGTCTTATTGTTGGTAAGCGCGTAGTGGGCAAGGCGCTGGTAGGGAGCACGGTAAACCCTATGGATAAAGGCGGCGAGGAGTACAAAGGATTATGGCAGGACTCCGATCCTAACGAGAGAAACAACAACGGTCGAACTCGATCTGGGCTTTATCGAATCTTCATCCCTGCCTATGAAGCTCTGGAGGGATTCTTTGATAGATACGGCAACGCCGTAGTGGATAGCCCGAAGAAAGAGATAGAAGGTGTAGACGGAGAACCCGTGGATCAGGGCAGCCGAGCGTATCTCAAGAATGAACGTCACTCCTTTAAGGATGACCCATCCGAACTAAACGAAATCATTAGGCAGTTCCCGTTTACCGAAGACGAGGCGTTCAGGGACAGCATTGAGGGCAGCCTATTCAATATTGGCAAGATCTATCAACAGATTGAGCACAACGATAATCTATATCCTAACCCTGTAGTTCAGGGAAACTTCATCTGGAGAAAGAAAGACGAAGAGGTATCTTTCTCTCCAGATCCTAATGGAAGGTTTCGTGTAGCGTGGTTACCACCAGACCACTTAAGAAACGTCAGCAAGGAAGAGCGGGGTAAACGAGTTCCGCCTAACGGACACATAGGCGTGGGTGGAGTTGACTCCTATGATCTTGACGCCACCGTAGATGGCAGAGGCTCGAAGGGTGCTCTTCATATGTACAATAAGTTCAACATGGATGTGCCTGCAAATATGTTTGTAGTGGAGTACGCCTCACGCCCAGACTTAGCGAGTATTTTCTACGAAGATGTGCTTATGTGCGCTTTTTTCTACGGGTATCCGCTGCTTATAGAAAACAACAAGTACGGGATTGCAAGATACTTTGAATCAAGGGGTTACGACGGCTACTTAATGGACCGTCCAGACTTCCTGAAGAACCCTAACTCATCTTCTAACGTAAGAACTAAGGGTATACCTTCTAACTCTCAAGACGTAATCCAGTCTCACGCTCAAGCCATTGAAGCGTATATCCATGATCACGTCGGCATCAGGGCAGAAACAGATGAGCTAGGCAAGATGTACTTTAACAGGACGCTAGAAGACTGGATTGGATATAAGATTGACAAGCGAACTAAGTTTGACTTGACCATTAGCTCTGGGCTGGCCCTTCTTGGCGCTCAAAAGGCAAAAAAGAAAAAACCCAAGGCGGACTTCAATGAGAAGACATTCTTCAGGACGTACAAGCCAAAAGCCTGGCACTCTTAGTTTTACTATATTTGCATTGAGTTAATATAACTCCACTCAGTGCAGATGAACAGCAATAATAAAAAACCAGCTAGCTTTCCAGATCCCTTGGCTTCCTCAGAAGAGAAGCAGGGGAGAGACTATGGCTTGAAGTATGCCAAGTCTATTTACCAGCAATGGGGAAAGATAGACCACGAGGGCTCTACCTATAAGAGCCGAAAGAATATCTTTGAAAGGAATAGGAAGTACGCTAACGGTACGCAGGACACGAATATCTATCGGTCGCTCCTCACCTCTCTCGATCCCAACAATGGAGACGGGAGCATGCTTAACCTGGACTTTACTCCAGTTCCTATTCTTCCTAAGTTTGTCAGAATTGTAGTAAACAAGATCCTGTCTCTCAGTCCGTATCCAAACCTGGAGGCTGTCGATCCCCTTTCTTCGTCTGAAAAAGACAAAGAGCGAAGAAAGATGGAGATGATGATTCAGGCTAAGGATCAGCTGGCTAAAATTCAAGAGAAAACTGGGGTGGCTGTCGGTATGAAGTCTGAGGATATCCCAGAAACCTTAGAGGAAGCAGAAATCTTTATTGGCAACAACATCAAGTCCTCTTCGGAGATCGCCGCACAGATCGCCACGAACTTGACGCTGGAGTGGAATAACTTCAACGATACCACGCTGAGAAGATGCGTTAATGACCTCACGGTTCTCGGCATGGCCGTCGTGAAGAGAAGCAATGACCCTGAGTACGGAATCAAGACTGAATACGTAGATCCGTCTAGCTTTATTCATAGCCACACGGAGGACCCAAACTTTGACGACTTGGTGTATGCGGGTCACGTTAAGTACGTAACAATTGGTGAACTTAAGCGTATTGCTGCTGATCAATTCACGGAGGAGGAGTACAAGAAGATTGCTCAGTCAGCCCAGAAGAAGTATGGGTACGATCAAGCCAAGCTGAGTCAGTCTCAGTACGACGTAAACACCCGTCGTTCTAATTACGGATATGACGAGTACAAGGTCGGTATCTTAGATTTTGAGTTCATCTCCGTGGACTGCGAATACTACGAGTCTAAAGAGAGCAGATACGGCAATATCGGTTTCTACGCTAAGGGCGAGAACTACAAGGCTCCACAAAACTCTGTGTTCAACAGAGATGTCATGAAGATGGAGACCGCTTCGGTATATGGTGGTTCTTACATCTTGGGGACTGACTACTTGTTTAGCTACGGGAAGAAGAACAACATCCCGAAGAACATTCACGATATCTCCAGAACCAATCTGTCTTACTCTGCTTGTGCTACCAATCTCCTTGAGATGGTGCCTAAGTCTATGGTGGACAGCTGCATCGGTTTCGCTGATCAGTTGCAACTCACGCACCTGAAGATCCAGCAAGCAGTAGCCAAGGCAAAACCTGACGGTATCATCATCGATATCGAAGGATTGGAGAACGTTCAGCTCGGAAAGGGAGGAGAGTTGCAGCCGCTGGATCTCCATGATATCTACGAGCAGACTGGTGTCTTCTACTACAGAAGCAAGAACCCAGAAGGTGGATTCCAGAATCCGCCAATCAGAGAGATCGGGAACAGCATACGGAACATTAACGAGCTTATCGGTTTGTACAACCATTACCTCCGAATGATTCGTGACGCTACTGGCATCAATGAGGTTATGGATGCAAGCTCTCCGAAGTCTGACGCTTTGGTTGGCGTTAGACAGCAAGCCTTGGCAGCTGCCAACAACGCTATCTACGATATCACAAACTCTTCTATGGTTCTTTACAAGAAGGTTTGTACTGATATCGTCAAGTGCGTCCAGGTGATTCATCCTGAGTCAATCCTTTACAGGATCTACGAGAACGCTATCGGAGAAGAGAACATGAAGGTTTTGAATTCTTTCAGGAACCTCGCTATGTACAACTTCGGTGTCCGAGTAGTGAAGGAGATGGAGGAGGCCGAGCGACAATACCTGGAGCAGAACATTCAGATTGCTTTGTCTCAGAAAGAGATAGACCTCGAAGATGCTATTGCTGTCCGACAGCTCAAAGACATCAACCAGGCAGAAAGGCTGTTGATTGTCCGCAGGAAGAAGCGTATTGCTATGAATCAGCAGATCGCTATGCAAAACTCTCAGCAGCAAGCACAGATTCAGCAGGCTTCAGCTCAGGCTACCTCTCAAGCTAGACAGCAGGAGATGCAGATGGAGGCCCAGCTGAAAGCTCAGGAGATGCAGCTCAAGAATCAGTTAGAGGCACAACTCGAAAGTGTAAAGCACGAGTTTAGAAAGGAAATCGAAATGATTAAGGCTCAGGCCACTCTCGGATTCAAAGAAGATGACAAGAACTTCAAGGAAAAACTTGAGGTTCTTAAAGAAGATAGAAAGGACGAGAGAGTAACCAAACAGGCTGACGAGCAAAGCAGGCTTATTTCGCAAAGACAAAACCAGGCTCAACCAGAATTATAATGGCGCAAACAATAAACTTAGATACTTCTCAAAGGGTGGATATCACCTGTAGGAAAGGCGACACCTTTGAGTTGGTCCTCACACTAACTACAGGCTCAGGCGCTTCCGCTGTTCATGATGATGATGGATTCAGAATGCAAGTGAGAGATTCTGACACCAATGAGAGCTCAACAATTATGAACGGAGTTTTAGGCAGTTCAAATGAGGGTGCTGGTGGAGACACGGCTAGCGGGACAGACGGTAACATAGTTATAACGACTGATGCTGCCAACAAAAAGGTAACTTTTAAGTCCTTGGCTACCGATATGAACGCCTCTCCTGTTGTCTCTGGTTTATATGTTTATGACATCCAAAAGACCGACTCTCAGGATAGCGAAAGAGTCTCTACGCTTCTTTACGGTACATTTAAGATCATTGAAGACGTTACCAACTCATAAGTATGGCTACTAACATTACCATATCAACTGGTGGCACCACTACGGTAGTAACTGTTCCTGAGAAGCAAAACACCATTTCTGTATTTCAGAATCAGTTTACAACGGCAGAACAAAATAAACTCGCTGGGATTGAAGCTGGGGCCACAACGGATCAAGTCCTTACTGAGGGGACGAACATTAATGTAGTGGAGTCTAACGGTGACTACACAATTAATCTTGATGATAGTGTGTCCCTTAGCGGGACTTTGAGTGTTACTGGTGGCATCAATGGTGATGTAACGGGTGATGTAACTGGAAACTTGACTGGAAACGTAACGGGTGATGTAACTGGAAACGTCAGCGGGAATGCTGGTACTGTGACAAACGGTCTTTACACTACCTCTAGTATTGGCGATCTTTCTGATGTTAGCACGTCGGGGATAGGTGACGACAACGTTTTAGTTAGCGACGGTAGCGGGAACTTCACGCCAAAATCTACTTTTGAAGCCTTTTTGTCTTCAGCCGCTCAATATAACACCGATGTCAGCGGCCCACTCCCAGGGATTGGCGGTGACATTAACGGTGACGGCATTGTAAACACCGACGACATGCTTGCCTTTCTGGCTTCGTTTGGAACCAACGTAAACCTAGATGGCTATGTAAAGGCTCTATTCACTACGGACGGCTCTTTCGTGGACCTACAGGAGAACAACCCGCTAACACAGTTGGATTATAACTCTCAGTCTAGCAACGGTATTGCAAATTTAAAAACGCTTGATTTAACTGCCCCCACGGATTCAGATAATTACGGTTCCTTTACTTGGACTCACAACGCTCAAAACGATACTGTTGATTTTTTGTCTGGTGTGAACGCTACTGACTGGCATTTAGACTCTAAAATTATCCTTCAAGACACATGCAGGATACAGGTTGATTTAGGTACTAATTTCGAAACCTGGCTTGCGATTTATATGCATATTGTCAATGAGTACCCTACCGACCCTGATAGAACATTTACTGTGAATTTAGGCCAGATATCATATGTTTTT